GTGTGCCCGACGTGGAACTCTCCAGGAGGAACTTTGTAATGATATTGCTAGGGAAATCCAAAAAGCCACAGGCGCCACAGACTTAGGCGTATACATTCAAATGACACATGGGTGTTGTGAGAACAGAGGAATTATGGCTAAGAGTAGTTTAACACAGACTACAGTATTGCGTGGCGCATTTAAAGATGATATGGGAACAAAGAAAGAATTCTTTGACAATATTAAGATGCAACAAGAGTATGCTTCTAAATGATAAGTGATTTAATTCTTTTATTTGTTGTACTAGGGCTCGGTATGCTTATTGGACACAATTGGCATTGGGAAAGTGAGCGTACTTACAAGGCACGACTATTGAAAGAATTAGATAGTGAACTTAAAGACGAACTAACTGTAGCAAATAATCTAAATGATAGTCTTAAACAAGACCTGGCTGAATTAAAATCTAAACTACGCAAACTTCAATTAGAAAGGAAATAAAATGGCAAATAAATTAGGTAAATTAGCAAAAGTAAATGAAAACATCACTCTTAATCGTTACGATAACGGTTGGATGGTAGAAGTCAGTGGTCGCAATAAGAAGGACGACTGGGCATCTGTTAAAACTCTTTGTAACACAGAAGAAGAACTTATTGCTGTGATTAAAGAGTGGAATTTAATGGATTTGGAAAACTAAGGAAATATCATGGCAACTTGGACCGTTAGTACATATTATAAAAAGTCTTGTCAAGAAGTTGAATCATATCATCAACGAGAAGGCGAGGGCAAAGTCACAGTCACTAACGGTTTCCGTTATGGCGAATGGACTGTAGAAACTTCAGACGATAAACCGCCAGAGTTTGAATTTACATTTGTACCTGGCGGTGACGGAAAGAAAGACAGCATTGATATGCTAGACTGCGAAGTCAACAACATCGAAAGCGTTGACCTTGTTGAAATGTTTGACGGCGGTTGCTGGTACGATATTGACATTGAAGGATTAGAAGAAGACGAGGAAGAAGAGATCCGTGAATTCCTCGAAGAAAACACTCCTTACGATTTAGAAGAAGAAGGTTGGATGCAAGGCGATACCCATTGGTGGATCTGGGGTCCAATCGAAATTAAAGATGAAGATGGCGAAACTGTACGTATCATTTGTGCAGACGCTGACGGTAATGTTGTTGATTTTAAGGATGAAGAATGAGCTGGCTTAAAAGAAAAATCCGCAATTGGTTAAACAACGATGATAGCGAATTAGTTGAATTATCAAAGATTCGTAGTAACACCCTCGGTATTGGTAGAGCTACAGAGTTAGACAATAATAATAAACTGTCTTTTTCTATGCATAGAGCAAGAGGCGGAACTGTTGTAGAAACTTCTAATTATGATAGAATCAAAGACCGACATAATACTACGTTATATATTATTACTAACGAACAAGACCTTGGACATGAAATTGCCAAGATTTTTACCATGGAATCACTGCGTGGCTAAACATAGAAAGTTACCGTATCCAACACAAGTTCCGGGATTAGACCAACAGCATCAATGGTATTTAGAATATAATGTAGACGCAATTAATTTGGGTCGTATGTGTGAAGAATTTCCGGGGTTGCGAAAATCCTGGGAACAGTTTAAAATGATGTATCAACTTTGTAAGAGTAAAGATGAAACTAACAAACAAAATTCTTAATTGGTTGGAAGCACACGGGCGTAAGCGTGTTATTCTTGATCGCGAAAGCAATGAACCATATCTAGAACGCTACTACGTTTTTCTAAAAGATCGTAAATGGTTTCCATTTAACGTGTTTGTACATAAGTTTCTTAAAAGTGATCCAGACGAGGTACATGATCATCCATGGCCATATGCCACACTTATTCTTAAAGGTGGCTATTATGAATACGTTCCTCGATTTAATTCACAAGGTTGGAAAATCGGAGAGACACGCTACTGGCGTGGTCCTGGACATTTCCGTATTTGTGGTCCAAAGAGTTTTCATCGTATTGAATTACATCCAGATGTAACTGCATGGACTTGTTTTATCCCCGGACCACAAATCCGTGAATGGGGTTTTTAGTAGGCCATTTTGAAAATCAAAAATGGATACACAATGAAGATTTCTTAAAGGCTCGACGTGAAAAAGCAAATAATAACATATAGTGATTATGAAAATTTAATTAGCAACATTTGTAGAGAAATACATCATAGCGGATGGACTCCAGACTATGTTGTAGGACTTACTCGCGGCGGGCTAATTCCTGCCGTTTTCCTTAGCCACTGGCTAGATGTTAAAATGAATAGTTTAGACATTAGCCTTCGAGATGGCGGTGATTGCGTTAGTAACGCAGGTATGGCCGCAGATGCATTTGACGGAAAGAATATTCTTATTGTTGATGACATTAACGATACAGGCGCTACATTTAATTGGTTGATGCGTGATTGGATGGATATGGCTCATCCAGAGAGCGAAGTATGGGAAAAGGTCTGGAACGGTAATGTTAAATTTGCTGTAGTTGTAGATAACTTATCAAGTAAGTCTAAGGTTAGTATGGATTTTGTTGGAATGGAAATAAACAAAGCAGACGAAGATGTCTGGATTGAATTCCCTTATGAGGAGTGGTGGAAAAAATGACACAAGTTAAAGAAGGTAGTAAATGGGCCGGGGCAGATGGAAAAAGATTTCATGTCATTCATGTAATTGAAGCCAAAGATGGACACACATGGGTACATTATGAGCAAGACGGCGTGAAAGAATCACGCGAGTTTAGTTGCTATATCGAAAGTTTTTTAGAAAGATTTAGAGCGTTACCAGAATGATGATATCTAAATTTAACTATATTACAGCAAAGGCGCAGAATAAACTTTGCCGTTCCCTTATATATACGTTATCTAAATTAGAAAACATAGTAACATCTCCAGTTACATGGTTATTTCGATTAAAGGACGATTCAACTAAGATTATGACCGCCTATGAAATTCAACAAATAAAAACTGTTGATTTTAAATGGTCAACTAGTGCATCGGGTGCAACTGGAACAACATCAAGACCGGCCGGACAGCGTGTTGGTTATACTGTCGGTAATGGATTTACACCACCGAGAGATTCTATCACATTTAATAGTGCAGATCGTAAACCTGTTCTGATTATCACTGGTGATGGTGACGTAGAATGGCATGGAAAACCTTCGGAGGCCGCAAAAGCATTAGAACGATCTTTTCAATTTACAGTAGAAGATATGAAAGGTGTTACTAAGGCCGCTAGACGCAGATATTATTTAAAGGCCTGTCAAAATATTCTAAATAAAGCAGAGAGTATGGAACATGCCGAATTTATTGACTTTTTAAAGAAACAAGTGTACAATAGAGAACGCAAAGTTATTATAGACAGTTTACAAGGAACAAATTAATGTCAAAAATTAAAGTGGCGGAGCTTTTTTACTCTATACAGGGAGAGGGTAGATATATGGGAGTGCCCAGTGTGTTCCTTAGAACATTTGGTTGCAATTTTACTTGTAAGGGCTTTGGTATGCCAAAAGGCGAACTAAGCGATGAGGCAGACACTATTGCACAAGTAGCATTCCATTACGACAAGTACGAACAATTACCATTGGTTAGTACAGGCTGTGATAGTTATGCTAGTTGGCATCCAGATTTCAAAAATCTAAGTCCAATGCTCACAAGCGATGCTATTGCTGAACGTATTATGGAAATTCTTCCGCACGGAGAATGGAGAGATGAACATCTTGTTATTACAGGTGGTGAACCGTTGTTGGGTTGGCAACGTGCTTATCCAGACTTGCTAGATCATCCTAAGATGCAAGGTCTTAAAGAAATTACGTTTGAAACAAATGGTACTCAGCGTTTAACAGACGATTTTAAAAAGTATCTATTTAAATGGAAGAAGCAGGTCAAAGGCAGACAGATTACATTTAGTATCAGTGCCAAACTTCCGGTGAGTGGTGAGAAGTGGGAAGAAGCAATCCTACCTAAAATTGTAACCGAATACGAATGGTTTGGTAGAGGATATTTAAAATTTGTAGTAGCAACAGAAAAGGATATACAAGATGCAGAACAAGCAGTTGACGAATATAGAAAAGACGGCTTTACAGGTCACATATACATTATGCCTGTTGGTGGTGTTGAGTCTGTGTACACTCTCAATGCTAAATCTGTTGCCCTTGCCGCAATGAAACGTGGTTGGCGATATAGTGATCGTTTACAAGTGCCACTCTTTAAAAATGAGTGGGGCACATGATGGGCGTCGGCTATTACGGAAAAAAGGCAATGTCTCAAAACAAGTTTGAAGACGATGTGTCTCAGTCGCCGCCAAGTGAAGACTGGGGATTACGCAGGGCAAAGTATTGGAAACTTAAACTATGTTGGTTTCCAAAAAAGTGCTTTCTAACAAATAAACCTCTTTGGGGGAAACTTGCTTACCACGGCGAAAACTGGATTACCGGTCCTGGCGATCCTGTTGTTCAACACTACTGGATTGAAAAAAATAAATTCCTAATTTGGAATTTAAAAGGAAGAGTATGAAAAACTTTATTAAAAAAATAATGGGCATCGATCAGTTGGAAGCAAATTTAGCACAACTGCAACAAGAAGCCAAAATTAGACAAGATGAAATCGATCGTTTAGAAAAAATACAAGAAGAACAAGCACAGCAAGATGCACGTACTCCTAAAGAAATTGCCACCGAAAACAAAGAACCGTGGGTAGCTGTATTAGATACTCACGTAAACAAAGATAATCTCAGAAACGGTTTCTTTGAGCTTGATTGGAACGAGTATTTTGTGTTACAATTAAAAAGCGCAGGATACAACGGTCCTACAGACGAAGCGATTGTTGATGCTTGGTTTAGTGAATTGTGTCGTAACGTAGGTGCAGAGCAAGGTATTGACATGAGTCGTAGAGGTACAGGTTATGTTAATCGTGCTTTGCGTGATGATGGCAAAACAGAGATTAGTTAATGACATATATTATAGTAGATACAGCAAATACATTCTTTCGTGCTAGACACGTTATAAGAGGCGAGGCTGATGAAAAGGTAGGCATGAGCCTGCATGTTATTCTTAATTCAGTTAGGAAGGCATGGAAAGATTTTAAAGGTACTCATGTTGTATTTGCACTCGAAGGTCGTAGCTGGCGTAAGGATCACTATGCTCCTTACAAGCGTTAACGATCTGATGCTCGTGCGGCTCAAAGTCCACGTGAGCAAGAGGAAGATCGTATCTTCTGGGAAACATTTGATCAATTCAAAGATTTTATAAATGAGCGTACAAACTGTACAGTTCTACAACATCCTCAGTTAGAAGCTGACGATTTGATAGCAGGTTTTATTCAAGCACATCCTAATGATGATCATGTTATCATTAGTACAGATGGAGACTTTGCACAATTAATTGCACCTAATGTACGACAGTACAATGGTGTCAGTGGTGTTACTATTACACACGAAGGTTATTTTGATGAAAAGGGAAAACATGTTATTGACAAAAAAAACAAAGTTGCCAAGCCTGCTCCAGACCCAGAATGGCTCCTCTTCGAAAAGTGTATGCGTGGAGACACGTCAGACAACATCTTTTCTGCTTATCCCGGAGTCAGAGAGAAAGGCACTAAGAAAAAAGTGGGACTTAGAGAAGCGTTCGCAGATCGAAACTCCAAGGGGTACAATTGGAACAACATGATGTTACAGCGTTGGACTGATCACGAAGGGGTTGAACATCGTGTATTAGACGATTATAATCGTAATAAACTGTTGTGCGATCTTACAGCACAGCCCGACGAAATTAAAGTATTAATTGCCGAAACTATTGCAAACGAACTAGGTAAGAATAAAAACATAGCGCAAGTTGGAATTAGGTTAATGAAGTTTGCTAACTCCTACGATCTTGTTAAAGTAGTAGAACAGGTTCAAAGTTATTCTGATCCGTTAAACGCAAGATATGAGGCATAATACAGGATGGAGGAAATAATGACTACAGCTAAGGTGTTGATACCAAATAAAAGTTGGTTATTGGAACAAGAGGGTACAAAGTTAGGTACACTTAATAAAGAGAAAAAAGTATTTTCGTTTATACGTCAAGGTCGCAGAATCGAAATCGGATCTATAAAAGATGTTAAGGAAAAATTAGGTGTAGAATTTTCCGACACACCTGGTCCTACTAAGGTAGTAAAGAAAAACAATCATACTGTGTATGATTTTCCTTGCTCTAGTAAACCATATAATCCATTGTACAACGTGCAACAAAGATTACCCATTTATGCTAAAAGTACCAAAAGTAAAAGTCAGTACTGTGCAGGATATTATGTTATTCAGTTTAGAAAAGGATGGGTTAAATCATTTTGTCCCAAACTAATTACTTTAGAACGATATCCGTTTAAAGGTCCTTTTAAAACAGAAGCAGAAATGAGGTCAGTACTTAATACAGTAAGTAAACAACCATGAAACAATTAAACACATTACCTATCGAAAACCTTATAGATAAGGTTCGAATTGCAAACAAATCCGGTCAGAAAACGGTTGTTTTAGACATAAAAGACGCCATTGCTCTTACAGATAGCCTAGCACTTGCAATGACACGTTTAGCAGGCAATTTAGATGCACAATTATCTAAACCTGCTACCGAAGATACGATTCAAGTAAGCATGGATGGTGGTACTTTTTAACACTATCTGTTATAAATATATGCGTATATTTGGAGTACGCATATCGTGTCTAGACCTAAACCAACCGTGTTGTTAGAAATAACAAACAAGAAAAATTATAAAACTGAACAAGTTTTAGAAGCAGATGCCATCTGGGCAGTTTTTTATAAAGATAAGCCCGTTAATCTGAAAACGTCTAGCATGTTGGCTCAAGAAATTGGGCCCAAATATAAAAAGGTTAGTTTTTCAAATTCCGGTCATGCTATCAATTTAGCAGAAAAATTAAACAAACTATTCAACTGTAAGGACTTCTCCGTGTACAAACTTACTACTGGAGAAAAGCTAGTATAAATGGACTACAAAATCGAGCTAACCAAAAAGTTGTTAGAAAGTTTAGAATTAGCTACAGACGACAAAACCATTAGAAAATATTTGCCTGTATTTTGGTACAACCCTAGACGTAAGGGCAATTCTGCACTTAAACTAACAGAAGCAGGTTTCAAGACATTAACTCAAAAGATGGATGTAAAAACACATTCAATACGAGTTCCAAAAGAAACAGAATGGACAAGCCAATTAGAGCTTCGTTTAAACAAATACATTGACTGTCCCTATTACATAGATAAACAAATTATCCATGTATTCTCAGAAAAAGTAGCAATACAATTGGTGTTGTTTTCCGGCGACATTGCTAAATTTGGACTAGCAAAAGCTCGCTCTAACGCAAAAAAGACACAAGAAGCAATTGACAAACCCCTCTAAGAGTGTTATACTATTAAAACAGTGAGCAATACTGTTTTTATTAAACTAAACGAGGAATAAAATGGCAAAAGGTGAGTCAGTAGGTAATCGTACACAAACGCCAAATCAGGCTAAAGTTGCGCTACGTAAATGTATCAAAATTAAACGCCCTGTGTTCATGTGGGGCCCTCCAGGTATCGGTAAGTCCGATATTGTTAAACAAATTGGTGAAGAACAAGAGCGTGAAGTTATTGACGTTCGTTTGAGCCTATGGGAACCTACAGACATTAAAGGTATCCCTTATTACAATTCCAATCTAGGAACAATGACATGGGCACCTCCTGGTGAACTTCCTAGTGATCCAAATAGTACTGCTATTCTATTCTTGGACGAACTTAATTCAGCGGCTCCTGCTACACAGGCCGCGGCTTATCAACTTATTTTGAATCGCCGTGTTGGTACATATAAATTGCCAGATGGTGTTTCAATTGTTGCGGCTGGTAACCGCGAAACTGACAAGGGTGTTACTTATCGTATGCCTGCTCCGTTGGCAAATCGTTTTGTTCACATTGAACTTACTTACGATTTTGAAGACTGGTTGGAATGGGCAGTTAACAATAAGATTCACGAACAAGTTGTTGGTTATCTTGGTTTTGCAAAACAAGACTTGTACGATTTTGATCCAAAGAGCCCAAGCCGTAGCTTTGCTACTCCTCGCTCTTGGTCATTTGTGTCAGAGCTCCTTGCCGACGAAGACCTTCCTGAGAATACGCTCACTGACCTCGTTTCAGGTGCAGTCGGCGAGGGGCTTGCTGTTAAGTTTATGGCTCACCGCAAAGTTGCAAAACAAATGCCTAAGCCAGAAGATATTCTAAGCGGTAAGATTGATAAGATTGCAATCAAGGAAATCTCCGCTATGTATTCTTTGAGTATTAGTTTGTGCTACGAGCTTCAGACAGCGGACCAAAAACGAGTCAAAGACTGGGACTCTATGGCAGATAACTTCTTTGGTTTTATGATGGATAATTTCCCAACTGAGCTAGTTGTTATGGGTGCTAAGGTTGCACTTACTAACTATAACTTGCCATTTGATTCCAGCAAGCTGAAGAACTTTGATAAATTCCATGATAAGTACGGTAAGTACATTATCTCAGCAATGGAAGGATAATACAGGCCCTTCGGGGCCTTTTTTTAATTAACGAAAGGATAGTATGGCTGTTAAATCTTGGTACTTGTCAGTAGTTGATTCTAGTACACACAAACCCGTGTTACATCAGATGTTTTTCACTGCACCAAAAATGAATGAATACATTAAAGAACAACAAATTCTAGAAAAGTATCCTAAGCCACAATACTATATTGTCAAAGAAAATTATTGACAATTTGGTAAAAAACATATATAATATATATACAGTCACTAATAAGGAATTGCCATGTCAGCAGTAATGAAACAAGAAAAGACTAAAAAAGTAAAAACCCAACGTGAGTTTACTCAACGAGAGAAAGACCTTGTCCTTGACAAATTAATTACAGCTCGTGTAGGCCTGCTGTTGCGTCATCCGTTTTTTGGTAACATGGCTACTCGGCTTCAACTGATCGAAGCCAGTGACTGGTGTGGTACGTTAGCAACAGACGGTCGCCGTTTTTACTACAATTTAGAATTCGTCGATGGACTAAATCCAAAAGAATGTGAATTTGGTTTTGCACACGAAGTTTTGCATAACGTATTTGATCACATGGGTCGTAGAGATTTCCGTGATCCTCAACTTAGTAACATTGCGGCTGACTACGCAGTTAATCAAATTCTTGTAGATGAACGCATCGGCGAAGTGCCACGTTCTATTAAAATTTTCCAAGACAACAAATACAGAGGTTGGAGTTACGAGGAAATTTACGAAGAAATTGAAAAGAAAGCAATTAAGATCGATATCAATTCACTAGGAGAATTGCTCGACGAACACTTAGACGGCGATGACGAAAACGAAGGTGGCGGAGAAGGTGGTGACGTTGACGGCAGTGGTAAAGGTCGTCCAAAACTTACTGCTGAAGAAAAGAAAAAGATCCGAGACGAAATCAAAGAGGCAATGGTTAGTGCGGCTCAGGCCGCAGGTGCAGGCAAAGTGCCTGCAGGTGTTGCACGTTTGATTAAAGACTTTACTGAACCTAAAATGGATTGGCGTCAACTGTTGCGTATGAATATTCAAAGTATTCTAAAGAGCAATTTTAGTTTTACTCGTCCTAATCGCAAATGTCAAATGTGTGGCGCTGTGCTACCAGGAATGTTAAATGAAGAAACCATTGACGTATCAGTAGCAATTGATATGTCAGGTTCTATTAGTGACAAAATGGCCAAAGATTTCCTAAGTGAAGTTAAAGGCATTATGGACGAATATGTAGACTTTAAACTAGACTTGTGGTGCTTTGATACCGGCATTTATAACTATGCTCGTTTTACAGGCGACAATGCAGATGAGATTTTGACTTATGAATGTAAAGGTGGTGGTGGTACTGATTTTGATGCCAACTTTGAATTTATGAAAGAAGAAGGTATTGAGCCAAAACGCTTTATCATGTTCACTGACGGGTATCCTTGCGGTAGCTGGGGAGATGAAAATTATTGCGAAAGTTTGTTTGTTATTCACGGCAATGAATCCATAATTGCTCCATTCGGCCAGACTGCCTATTATAAATAAAGTAGGTATATTATGTCTTTATCAAAAGGTAGGGTAAACGCATTGAACGTCCTCAATATGAGGAAACTAGATCGTATACCCCCAAATTTTGCTAAGATGAAAATTAAGGAAATTGATAAGATACGAGAAATAGACAATTGGATTTATACCAATTTAGATAGCCGTTATTGTATTCAAAAGATACAGGCTGTGGATCCTCACAGTAATAAATTAATAACAGCATATGAGATTGGGGTAGAAGAACCAAAAGAACTTTCTATGTTATCATTAGCATGCCCATATCTGCACAAATAAGGAGAATAACATGACAGACGCAGTAGATCAAAATACGCAACAACCAGCACAACCACAAGGTCCAGATCTAACAGTTACAGATCTACAAAACCTAAGAGCAATTATTGATGTTGCTTGCACACGTGGTGCTTTTAAGGCCGCCGAAATGGCCGCCGTTGGTGCAGTATTCACTAAGTTAGACACTTTCTTGAAAGCAGTAGCCCCAGCGGCTCCAGCACAAGACGGTGCAACACAATAAGGAAAAGAATATGAAACACGTTGGCAAAATGAAAAACAACGGTACAAGAGTGGTAATCATTTACCGCACTTTACCAGGTGACCCAAACTATGGGCTAGTATGTGCATCTGCAGGACTACGTGACATTTATCACGATAATCTAATGAGTGTGTTAGAACACGAAAGTGGACAACAAGCAGAAGAAATCGCCGATGTATTAGCAGTTAGAAAGTTCCCAGATGGTAACAACATGCTTGAATATCTTCATGTCAACGGTCATTTGAAACGAGTTCCTACTAACCTAGTACTGGTCACTCCAGACAATAAAACATCAATTCAATTAGATGAATTGAACAAGTTAATTGCAGAACAACGCGGTATTACTTTAGAGCAGTTGGCTATTAAAGATGGTTCTAATTCAACCATTCCAACTATGGCTAATAAAAAGCCAGAAGCGGCCAAAGAATATCTAAATGAAAGCGCAGATATTGATATCGAAGAAACAGCATCTGTTACAGAAACTGCACCAGTTGCAGGAACTGTTGCACCGGCAGGTACTCCAGAAGACCAAGCCAAGTATTATCGCAGTCAAGCAGATAAGCTAGCTAAAGAAGCCGCGAAGATGCGTCAACTAGCAGAAGATTTGGTTCCGACCAAAAAGAAAGCTCCAGCTAAAACCAAAGCTGAAGCTTAAATTAAAAAGCACCGCAAGGTGCTTTTTTTATGAACTAATTTAAGTTAACCCATCCTGTTATAGTACCGTCCACATTTCCCTGGAATGTAGTTCCAACCAACACAATAGTACCGATTGAAGGTGCTGGTATTGCGGCGTCACGGGCCGCATTACTACTATATTGATTCGTAATCGTAAACATGTTTGCGTTTACTTTATTTGAATACACTTGTCCAAACGGTGCTGTAATTGTACCAATGTCTGTAGTAACTCCTACCGCAGTAGTTGGCAATATTGCAGGAGTACCGCCACCACTTGCTCCAAAACTAACTATGTTAGTTGTTGTGTTACCAAGGTTAACATTTACCTGTAATTTAGTTCCGTTATTACCGTTTGAGTTATTGGCCGAAATAACTGCTTGAGTATATCCGCCAACTAATATGCTTTGTAAAATTAAGTCGCCGGTGTTAATATTGACTCCTAATTTACTATTAACACTTAGTTGACTGTTGAATTGAGGAGCATTAACTGTAACGTATTGATTTGCAGATACTCCACCTAATCTTAAGGAATCTGCAGATGTTCCCCACATGATAGTTGACCCAGTTGGTCCAGAAGCAGATACTCCAGTGATAGGATCAGCACCATATAAAGTAATACCAGATTTAATAATATTAAAACCATTGACAGACGAACTTCCATTTAGTGTAAATTCGTCTACCGAAAATACTGCGGCCACCTCAGTTGAAGTAGTTACGCTACCTAACTGCATCTGTGCTTCTAAAATAAAATGAGGAGCAGTACCGGTATCATAAACTAATTGTGGTGTTATAAGATTGTTAGAACCTAGTCCAGTAAATTGAGGACCGATAACTAGCCAAGTAGTGCCGTTATTATAATACAGTTTTTGATCTGTTTCATTAAACCATAAATCACCTTGGACTGCATCAGTTGGGCCATTAGAATTACTATCAATTACTGCTAGCTGTCTAAATCTACTTCCGTTATATGCTTTAAGAGCTTTGTTTGCAGAATCATACCAAAGTTGACCTGTCATTGCATTTGCAGGTTGAACATTGTATGCAAAATTTTCTGTTAATTTAATTAAATCTTGATTAATAATTTGTCCATAACCGGAATAGTTTTTGCCTACTAAAGTTAATGGTGTAGATGTTTGATCGATTGACCCATCTAAAATTGTTGTTAATACCGTACCGTTTGTTTTATATAATATATATGACATTTTACATTCCTACTTTAACTTCGATTGTTCTAACGATTACCGGATCGCTGTACCCTTGTATAGCTCGCCCAATAATTGATCCTAATGTATAGCTAGTAGGTCCAAAAATATTTTGAATTGAAGTTGCTACGCCAGGTATGTAACTTGCTACTAATAAATCCCTTGGACTGATTGGTCCAACGACCATGCAAGGCACTCGCCCTGCCAAAGCAATATATACACCGCTTTCTAATTCACTATTCAGCATATAGGCAGGTTTAGTCGAAACAATACCTGCAATTTGTGTGTTGCCTGCTCCATTAGAAAGAGTAACTTCTGCATTTCCGCCAAACATCAATAAACTTCCTGGAGCATATTCGTTATCTGGCAAGTATTTTTCTGCCAAGTCAGCGTAAGTTGCTTGTAAAGTTGAACCAGATGTTAAAGTCCACTTTCCGGTGATATAACCAGGAGCAGAAGAATCATTTGCTACACCTGATAACAAGTTAGGAGTGCTTATTGCTCCTACTGCGGTAATTGCGTTGGTGGCAAAATTACCATTTGCATTTCGAGCTACAACTGTATTAATAACATTACTAGAAGTAGATTTAACATAGCTACCGTTAAAGGCTAAATTATCTGCATCTGTCGCAAACGCAACACTACCACCACCTGCTATACTTCCGTGTAATGTTCCATAAAAATTAGTTGCTGTAACAGCGTCACCAATTAAATTACCATGTACATCACCATGTACATTTCCATAAAAATTATTAGCGTACAAATCACCTTGGCCTGAACGCTGTGCTATTGTTGAATTTGTAGGATTAACATCAGTACCGACATTGGCACCAGTAGCATCGATTAAATTAGTTGCTTGGAATGTACTTCCAGACGCCAATCTCCATTGACCAACTATTGTTCCGTTTACACCAGACCCTGTTGAAATGTAATTTACACCTAACTGACTATCTGGAGTAAAATTCCATTTGCCGATAATAGTACCTGGACTTGAATTACTACCAGCACTAATACTATTAGAATTTAATGAGCCATTTAATGTAGCATATACATTAGTTGCAGTAACCGTAGCGCCACGAAGGCTACCATCTACATCACTATAGACTATCTGAGAAGTAATAGTTTTAGCCTGAACATCACCTATTACAGGACCATTAAATGTTCCTCCATAAAAATTAGTAGCGGTTACAATACTACCTGTTAAATTTCCATAAAAAGTTACTGCGTTAAGGTTACCTATGCCATCACGTAATGCTACAGTAGTAGGAGTCGGATTTACATCTGGTGCCTGAACGCCGCCTAATGAATCAACAACCGCAGTAGCATGTATGGTACTTCCTGGTCCAGCACTCCATTGACCAATTAGTGTACCAGATGTGCTAGGAGATCCAGCAGTTAATGTCGGAGTTTGCAATACAGGGCTTGTTAATTTGCTATTATTTGTGAATGACCACTGACCTTCTATTGTAGCACTTGATGCTGTAGATCCTGCAGACACTTGAGAGGCATATACATTACCCCATCTAAGATTAGATAAACCTAAATTATTAGAACTGTCCGATACAGGATGGAAACTACTAGAATTCGATAATGCCCAATTACCAATAAACAAACCAGATGCAGAACTAGCGCCTGCGCTAATGTTTGTTCCGTAAATATTTTTAAATTTAGCGGTTGTTGATCCTAAACTAGAATTTATTCCAGGTGGTAAAATGTTTGAGGCATTTAACATTACTGTGCCGTTTCCGCTGAACAACATTAAATTGCCGGATCCGTCTACACTGATACTACCTGTACCAATGTTAATGCCTTCGTTAAAACTCCACTCGCCTGTAATAATTTCAGTAGATGTGGATTTTGTATATCTAGAATCTTCAACATTGCCATATAATGCCACAGACGAATCTACAAACGTTAATCCTTTGTGTAATTGTGTAAATCCTGCTGTATAAAATGGATCAGAAGCAGAAATTGTAAATGCATCTGCAGAAGCCGCGGCAATTATACTACCGTTTACTGCTATAGAAACTACAGCATGAGATGTATTAAGAGAATCTAAAACTGAATTAGATGTCCATTTGGTGTTATTAAATCCAACAACCAACTCTGGACCAATTAAGCTAAAATTACTAGCAGTATTTGTTTGTACCCATAACTGTTTTAAATTGCTGTCAAACCATAAATCTCCCGGTTGTAGATATGTAGGTTGTGTAGGATTAATTTCAGTTATACCAAGCGTTCTCCAATTGCCGCCGTCATAGATCTTAGGTCTTAAACTTCCAGTTGATGGCGAAGCAAATGAAGAATCAAACCAAATCTGACCCTGTATTGGATTAATTGGAGAAGTAGTTGCGGCAAAATTTTCTAATAGCCATAAGAAGTTATCGTTTTGAGCAGTACCATAGTCTGTAACATTCTTACCGATAAAGTTAATGCTAGTGGTGATTTGATTATCTATTTCACCGTCAGCAACAGCAACTAAGGCAGTCCCGTCAAATTTTACTAAGTTGTATGGCATTCAATTTCTCCGAATTACGTGATATCTTGTATATAAGTCCAGGTGCCTGTGGATACTTGATATAGTTTTGTTACATAGGTAGGCATTGGTGGCGGAACAACAATTAATACTTCGCCTGCAACGTCTTCTAAAACGTTTGTGCCTGTGCTGAGTTGTACGTATGATTTATTTAAAGTAAGGAAACTAGTTGCTGTACTTGCGGCATAGGTCATTGCCAATACTGTACAAATGGAACCGTCTGGTTGTGCATAAGCAGATCCAGCAGGGCCGCCATTAACAGGCAATAGTTTATCTAGATAAGATTTAATATCTTGATTAACGTTTACAAAATAAGTTACATCAACACTTAAAGTATAAGGTTTTCTTCCTTGTAGACCACCAGCATTTAGACTAATTTCATCATCAACATATTTTTTAGTAACTGCGGCAGTTGATGTTGTAGAATAAAAATTAGTAGGAGCAAGATTGACAATAGTCGATGAACTTACGTTAATAAATCCTGTTCCGCCTCTTAATGTCAGATCATTTGCGGCATAACTTGCAATGGTTGAAGATGTAATACTCATTCCACCAAACAGAATTTGGTTCATCGGAGTAGTTACACCTAGATTTAATAATTTAGGAGCGCCGATAGAATAAACATTATTAGCATCTAATACTTGTTGTGTATTAATGTAATAACCTTTGTTAACTGCTAGTTGAATATTTTCACTAAAGTCCCAAGATGTACTAGAATTATCATATAAAATAGTATGATCTGATGCGCCATGTAATACAATACCGCCGCCATTAACAAACGCATCACTAGATGTTGTTTGATACGAACCTAATTCGATATTAATATCTTGAACCTGTAAACGGGCAACTTCAATATTTGTTTGTGTACCTATAACAGTAAGATTACCAACTACTCTAACATCTCCAATAACATCTAAAGGATACGCAGGTGTGTTATTATTAATACCAACACGCTCGGTTGCACCATTAATGGTAATCATAATAACCGCATTAGATCCATTATTTGCTTGAATATCTAAAATTGTGTTTGGTACAGCGTTATAGATTGTAGATGTATTACCATTAACATAAAAAGTTAAATTATTACTTGCACCAATTGTAGCACCGACATTATTTTGCACAAATAGAGGAACTGTCATAACGTTTCCGCTATTTGTAGTAGTGTTTTTAGTTAAGAAAGAACTAGAATCAAATCCTGCTACAGAATCTGCACTAGTAGCTGTTCCCCAAAAACGAATATCACCGAACGCAGGGTTTAATGTAAAACCACGTCTAATAGTTGATGTATTATACGTTGTTATATAATTAGAATTCAATGTAATTGGTTGTTCTGATAACACGCCCAACAACACACCATCATTATATAAATTTGATACATTATAAACATTAAGACCAATATCTTGTACTGTCTCAACCAACCAACCTGCTTTACCTACAGAGTCAGCATATTGTTTAGATGTGCTTACTAACTTAGTGCCGTTCCAAACCCATAATTGATTGTTAACAGAATCTAACCAAAGATCACCCGCAACTAGGTTGCCTGGAGCAGTCGATGAAACCAATGATCCGCTAACTGGCTTAAATGTACTTGTGGTGTAAACATACATTCTACCTTCAAGTGTATTATACCATTGCTGACCTGTTACAGGGCTACGTGGTTCGCTAACATTAGCAAAATTTTCTAATAATAAAACAAAGTTTTCGTTAACCGATTGACCGTACGCATTAGAATTCTTTCCTATAAGTGTTAAACTTGTTGTTACGTTATCATAGGATTGGTCTGCTAGAGTTAGCAGGGTCGTTCCGTCGGCATTTAGTATTGTATATGACATGTTCTTAGGTCTTTATAATGTAGTTAAACGCAAAATACGGATTCATTACACCAGTAATTTGTGTTGAAGTAGTAGTTAGCACACCATCGGGACCAGTAACTCCTGTAGAAACAGTTGCGGTATTTGAACCACCAGTTACTGCTGGAGCAAGGCCTTGATTGGCTAATTCTGCATTTGGAACATTTGCCCCAGGAACTCTACCTGCCGCAGTTGACGGGCTTCCTATAAAATTATTAGACATATTATCATATCCGATAATCATTCTACCTCGCATGTCCGGTACTTGGAAAGCCGCTACGCTAGGATCGCCTCCGTATGTATAACTAATAGCCGCAAATAATGATGGATAATCTTTTTCATAAAAGAAGCTACCATCGCAAATTAGCCAATTATATGTACCATCTGCTTTTCTATTTCCAACGCCGGCACTTTGTAAACTGCTCAAAGGACTTACACCTGCCCAAGGAACAATCGTCCCTGCAGGAACTAGATTATCATACAAGTCTTGTAATAAATTTGCCTTAGTAATTTGTGCTAGATTTACACCAGCACCTACCGCAGTTGCAACTAACAAACTGTCCGATACCGCTACTGTAGATGTAGAAGTTTGACTAGTGATCGAATTAACAGATAATTGTGCGTTGAACACATAATTACCAGCCTGCCCATTAAATCCAGTTGGCTCTGATAGTACAGGCTGTTGATTAATTCCAAAATATAACCCGCCTGTTAACTGACCACCTAGGGCAAACGTGCTAGTGTTAGAAAGGAATTGAGCACCGCCCGTTAAATTACCATTAAAGTTTCCAGTAAAATTCTTTGAATATACATTTGAAAATGGATTGTTTAACTGACCAATATTATATGTACCAGATGATTGTGGAATTATTCCATCAACACCCAAAGTACTTGTTGGTTGTCCTGTTTGTCCTAAATACATAGGTTTTGTAAAGTAACTAGTAGCGGTAAATGTACTAGTACCACCCACATTCAATGTAGAAACAATCTTAGCAGGAGTTTGAATTTCAAAGAATCCACCCGATGCAATGTTGTTTGTTAATGTAAAATTACCTGTAATAGTAACATTACCATTAACCTTTAAATCAGTAGCATGTGATGATCCAACAGTTACTCTAAAAGCATCGCCGTCAACAGTGAGTAATTCGTTGTTTACTCCGTTACCGGACGGATCAGCAACCTGGAAAGAAAATTCACCAGCATTACTAGAATTTAAAAATACGTTTTGAAGCGTTCCAACTTTCTTTAATATGAATGTAGGAACAGTACCTATGCCTAAATTATCATTAATATTAAGGCTAGCATTTACTGTATTATCAATGTCATTACGGACAAAGTTATTTCCTAAAACATATTGTGTATAAGGACTTGTAACTAGAATATTCTCTGCCGCATAGGCAGTTGCATTTAATTTAGAACTAAAATTAGCGTTTAGGTTAATGCCCGCCTGTATATTACTGAATCCGTTAATGACTTGTTGTGGAACAAAATTGTCTGAACTAATAATCTCAACAACATTATCATTAATGTATTGTTTAATAACAGTATGATTAGTTCCGTACTTGTCTGTAACTGTTTCTGGATAGATACCAGTCTTTAGAGTACTGCTGTAGTTAGGGCCAACTAGTGTCCAGTTAATACCGTCAAGTGTTAAGAACAACTGTCCGTTGCTTTCGTTAACCCATAAATCGCCTGGTAATCCTGTTGGCTGATTTGATTGCCTCCAGATACCATCTGCAGGATACCAATTTCCAGTTCCTGCTGTACCATCATTAATCATTAGACGATTTTCTGCATTGTTATACCATAACTGACCTTGTATAGGATTGTTAGGAGAAGTTGCACTAGCAAAATTTTCTAACATCTGAACAAAATCAGTAGCTAATGCTGAAGAATAACCTGAAACATTTTTACCTATCAAAGAAACACTGGTATCAATTGTATTAATTGTGCCGTCTTCAACTACGATAGGAGTAGCGATCTTATTTGGATCTGAAAAATAAACATTAAAGCTACCCATAATTAAGCTCCAGATCCGCTAAGGCTTTGTACTCGAATTGTGTAATCAATTTGAACTAATCTGTTCAAGCTCTTCTGAACAGGATGAAAAATAACGTGTGTTAATAAATTACCAGTGCCCACACCGTTAGGGCTGTATGCTCTTAGACCTAATTCATCAAATACATAATTACCATTGAAGTTTGTTTCTGTATCAAATGCTTGTTGTCCGCTAGGCTCACCGAAGTCTAATAAACAACTCACTAACAAATCTGTATATGTTGCACCAGATACGTGTCTAAATTCCATAAAGTTTCTTGTAGGATCTAGATTACTTGCACTTTGTTGGTCAACAATTTTATAGTATGTCTGGTTATACAGAGATGCATTTGCACCAACTGTATTAGGTGTTAGGTAAGTGATAATACCTGTAGGATCAACACGGCTACCGCCATTACCAAAATCCATCTCAAATACCCAACCAAATCCCTGATTTCCAATACTCTGTACTAGTGTTTGACTAAAATTTTCATAATGGATGGCATTACGCTTGTTTACATAAACTTCGTTAGTTTCAGGATCAAATATTTTAATATGACCTTGTAATTTAACGCCGCCGGCATCACCAAAAATAGGCGATGTAGGTTGATTTACTGGTTGTTGATTTGGCATTTTCTTATTCTCATTGTTGTCCATAATAATATTTATCTGGCAGAATGGCCGGCCTTTCTAATAAAAAGTTAACTTGTTCAGAATTGCTTGTAACTTCTGACACTAATTCATTACCCCATACTGTTCCTAGATTGCGTATTACTCTAATTTCTGCGCCAAGTTGTGGAGCAAAATTTAGTACTAGGTTATATGTTGTAGGATCAATATAGTATTCTGCAGGTACAATAGTATCACTAGAAATTCCTGCACTATTGATTTCTCCAGAATCGTATGCAACTTCGGGATTATGAACAGTGCTTGTTGTCTTAGTTAGCATAGTTCCTTGATAAAATACCTGTACCTGAGTCGTTGCAGTAGTTGATGTAGTAAAAGTAATATCAGTTAACGGATATTCAACTGTGCTAGTATCAGTTACTAAGAACCGCTGAGTTTGAGCATACTCCAATACAGGAATATTTTGAACCGGGCTTTGATCAATAACTGTAGTTCCTACAGGATATGATGCTCTAACACCAGTGGCAAAAGTTCCACGCTTAATTTGTGACAAAACGTTACCATTTACCTGGTAATACTCGATTCTTTCACCGAAAATCAGTATAACTCCAGGCACATTTCGACTGATATTTGGAGTACCTAATACTGATGCATCTACTACCGTAATAGTAGTATCTGTAGAATTTAATGTTTGGGCTAGGGCTGTGGTATTTCTTCCGCTTAAACGTTTATAACTTGTTCTACCTAAACTGTCGTTGAAAATTCTATAACCGGTAGTTTCTTGTACAGCAACATCTGCAATGCTTAATATTACCACATTGTCAGCAGGTCCTAATACAAAATTTGTACCTAATACAATAGTTTGACGATCAGAATCAATTTGATAATCTACATCTTGTGTTAAACTAGTTCCGTTAACAGTTACCCAAACATAGTTGCTATTAATCATCTGACGACTCATTGGGTAACGTCTAGACAAGTTACCAATGAATCTTTCCGTTCTAATGCTCGAAGTATCACCGTTAGTAAATGTAACTACTCGAAGTAAATTTGTACCAGATGATGTATCAACTTGAGAAGTTAAAACTAATTGATTATTCTCAATCGCATAATCGTTATTGATTAGATTAACAATCGCAATAGCATCACCATTTTTAACTGAACGCTGACTAAACACTACTAGGTTTTCAGTTTGGATTAATTCATAATCATATCCCAATGTTGCTAGTACACCATTAATATATACTTCAACTTGACTTGCGTTAACTCCTGCAGGATATGGGAAGTGAATATTTAATGGGTAGGTCAATTGATTATTTTCAACTACAAAATATAAAGTGTCAGGCGGTAATAATTTTTTACCGTTATATTCTACAATTACCTGTCCATGGAATGGACCAAGATTGCCCGGAGGTTGTTTTAATGTAAACACACTAACTCCAGAACTTGCAGTAGTGATTTGATCAACTACCTGACTAAATGCTTTGTATGGAGCCGCAAACAACCAAGCCTGAATAACATCATTTACATGTGTTGTTGTGTTCAAACTGATAGTTGCTCTACCAACACCATATGTATCTGTGTTACTTACCAATGTATAGTTTGGCGGAGCAATTGATACACCATTAAGTGTTACATAAGCACTTTGAACTTCTGAGAAAGCCGATGCAAAAGCATATTGAGTTGTCGCAGTATTAGTTACAACCACTGTGTCGTTTTCTAATAATTCTGTTCCGCCAACTCCCAAGGTAGTCAACGATAGGAAACCATTGGTCAATGTGTTGTTTGTTGACAGTGTATTGTTAACATAGTCAATCGTAAAATCGACAGTATTATATAACGGCGTATCATTCCACAACACAAATACACTATCTACATTAGGCGGAGTGATGCCAAGGTCAAATGTTCTAACAGTTCCGTCTGTGAAATACTTTTTATTAACTATCAATGGATTGACTGCTAGCGGACGTTCGTAAATGCTAATTCCAATACTTTCTAAAATATTGCCAGGAAGATTTTCTTCAGGACCGTGGCTATTAGATGAGCTAATGAATGCATCGCCATCTAAATTAATATCAGTATACTCATCTGATTCACTAATATAACCTGGGGTAATAGTTCCACCGTAAACTAATGTATCTAAATCTACATCGTTGGGAATAGTTGTTCCATCGCTTGTCCAAGGACGGAATATAATTATGTCGTTAGGACCAACTATTTGACCAATACTAATTGTGTTAATTCCAACTACACCGTTAAAGCTCTTCATAGTAGCATTAGCGTTAGTTATTGTACCAGTTGTTCCATAGTTAGGATCATCAATTCTTGTAGCATTAACAACAGAACCTGTACTTACATATACAGTAATAGTTGTACCTACCGCAGGAACAAAAGGAAGCGCAAATACTTCTGCATTAGGATTAGTAAATGTTATAGATTCGCTTGTAGAGAATACGGGAATATTTGTTCCTGTAATTCCAATATCCCAATATCCTCTATAAAGTGCGTTAGCTGTTGAACTGTTAACAGTATATATAGTTGTAGTATTTGTAAATGTAGCAGTTGCACCAATTTGTATATTTCTAATGCCCGGGGTGGCGGAAACTGAAAATACATAATTTCCGTTAGCAAACGCAGGGTTTGCTCTAACTACAGGGCTGGATGCAATATAAACTCCTGTTTCCGAAACATAATCGTCCCAACTACTTTGATCAAACGGTGCTGTGTCCCAACCCAACGAAGCCTGGAACGGCAATGTGTCGATTGTTACACCTGGATATTCTAATCCATTCATTAATAGCGTAGCAGTATTACCCGGCATTCCACTAGTCGGTTGATAAAAGTGTTGAATTCTATCAACTGCATGGTATAACTCAACGTTCTTAACATAATCAATTTCAATTAATTGACCAAACGTTGGAACAGAATTTAATGTTATAGTAGCATAATTTTTTGTATAACCTTTAAATTTGGTAGTACTATAATTGATAGTATAATCTGAACGTAACTGCAAAATGCCTGCTATCAATACAGTGAAATCAGCAGGATTAGTAGACGGATACCATGTTAATGGAAATACATGTTTAGACCCGTCACCGACAAAGCTGTCATAGGCAGTTGATGTAGTAATTTCATTATATCCCGCAACTCTATCAAACTTAATATGTGTCAATGTAGCTCGTGTAGTATCATTTGCTAACTTGGCACCTGCTGTCGCAGTTGTTAATGTTGTTGGGCCACCACCTGCTAAAATAATTCTAGGATTAGATGTGTATCCTGCACCTGGATTAGTAACGACAATTTGTGTCACTGCCCCTAACGCAATGTAGGCTACAGCAGTAGCGGTAGTCGTTACTATATCACCATTTGTCGGTTCAATAATAACTTGAGGCGGATATTGATATCCGGATCCGCCATTAAACACATCAATACTTTTTATATAATATGTATAATTGTCAAACCAAGATCTATAAGGTTGTTGTGTTAACAATGATGAGCCAAATGATACCGGAGTAAACTGATGAGTTGATGTATTATAATAAGACGGAACGTCAAAGTCAGTAGTCATAGACATTGATACTTCTGTAGAAGTATATGCATCTGTCCATTCTCTAACGTTTGTTCTATAAGGTTTAGCTTCCGCTATAAAACTTTCGTAATAACTAGTATCATCTAACTTATAAGTAGCTGGCTGATTTAACTGCCCTGCATTGTTTGTTACACTGATAAAGGATGTTTTAAACGCCCAATCTATAAATTTTTGTTCTGTCATTGCATAACGAACAAGTTTAAACCAACTGAGATTTAGATATATTTGTAAATCGCCTACAAAAATATTATTATTGATAGCATTAAAAATATTACTAGCTTCTTGATCCGGAGTTGAATCAAAGCCTGTTTGATCATATGCCGCAATGTTGTCAAATCCAGATGTACCAGAAGTATAGTTCCATAAACTATTTGATAATTGAATAGTACCATTTTGTTGGTAAACTAAATCATATTCTAAATTATAAGAACCGGGTTGATCAACTGTTGATAACTTCTTAAGAACGATTGCTTGCCCATTTCCGTTATTTCTAATTTTAATATAATTTCCAGCAGGAACATTAGTTAATACATCAAGCTCGTACGGCGCATCTAATGTTATCAAGAATTCTTGATTTGGATTAAACTTTGGACTAACCCAATCTGCATATGACCAATAGTTAGTTGTGTCAAAACTTTGAACATGCACCGGATAACCCCAGGTCAATGTTTGATAGTTCCACTGATATATACTCCACTTATTGTTTACACTAGAATCGCTTTGTACAATAACAGTAAATGGTCTTACAACAAATGTAGGTTCTGTTGTATAACCAGATCCTGCACTAATTATTTTTGCAGATACCACTGCACCTGATGCATCAATCGTTAGTCCAATCTCTGCGCCAGTACCTGTACCTAATATAGTTACTGTAGGAGCAGCCTTATAACCAAATCCAGGATTAACAATTGATATTGTTGAAATTTTTCCATACTTTAATGTACATGCTAAAGTTGCTTGAGAAACATATCTAGGAGATAATAAATCTCGGGCTGTCAAGTCTTCAACTAAAATATCGTATGTACCTAATGCAATATTAGGAATCTCTTCTTTAGATTTTAATAATGTAAGATCATAATTGTCTGTGATCAAATTCTGAGACAAAATACTATTAACATATTCAACTAATATCTTAATAGCACCTAGACGATCAACAAACATACTTTGACGAGGTCTAATTTCAACACCATACTTTAATCTGTTAGGCAATGTAGGATCAGGAACCTGATTACCTTGTGTATCATGTCCTAAAAGACTGTCTAATAATTTCTGTGTTAACGCATTGCCAGGCAAACTATTAATATCGCCCTCTTGCAATAACAACCATTCTGTATGTTTAGGAATAGAATTGTTTATAGTATCCATTTCAACTGCTAGATGAATATCAGACGATGATAAAGAAGGTTTGCAGTTAGCCAATGATACAGCATTATCTGACAAGAAAGAAATATATTGAATTCCATTTGTTAGAGGATTGGCAATTAAACTTGCTACATTATAAGCACTAATTCTTCTTGTAGTATTGCTAGGAACAACGACAGTATTCTTAACCCAATAGTAGTAAACATTAGTTAATTGTTGTGTTGTAGAATTAAAAATTTGTTTAACAGACAATACACTATTATCAGGATACTTAGGTTGGCCACTCATTCCAAGAACAAGGCCGTCAGTTGTATCTGCTAGACCGGCCCATTGACTTGGTAAATATGTTGAACGCATCCATTCATAGACATCAATAGTACATCCTGGGAATACTCCTCCCCAATTGTTCTTACGGAATTCTAATTCGCCCTGCTCATACCATGTGAATTTAACAGTGCTTAAATCCCACCATAGTTTACCAACATGCTCATCTATCCAGTTGGCATTGGT